GTTACAGTACGATCCTTATCAATCTGAACTCTCCTGCCAGCCCAAAGATTCTGACGATACTTGGACACCTTGATCCTTCGACCAGGTGTTTTTCTCATAAGGCACATAATCCAATGTGACAAATAAACCCAATTATTTTTTGTACAATTAGGTCCTTCTATTTTCATAAAAGAATAAATCTTTGCCATCACACTCCATATAACCGGATAATCCATACCCTCAACTAAATTGAAGTCTGGCAATAAACCGAGCCTAAAGCAAAATAAGTCAATTATTTCGCTTGTCTGGGGATTTATATTATCTGTTGCAGATTCATAGTCACCACTGACAAACTCAAGATCATCCAGTTCTTTTTCTGAATAACCAAGAGCTTGCCAATAGTCCCTACTTCTCAATACAAGACTCTGAATATCCTCCTCTTTTACCATTCTTCCGAATAATAAATTAGGATGATCTTTCATACGTCTCGCAAGACACTCCTGGAAAGGCTTCCCTGCCGAAAATTCCATTGCATTCTGAGTAGTTATACTACGTACCTTTAAAGGTTCGGGCAAGAAACTTGCACGACCTGAGATAACCTCAGGAACCATAGCATAAGCGAAGAACGGAATTGGACAAGGTCCAGAATATGTCTGATCAAGAACCATCTTGATCTCAATCTTTGGAGCATGATCATTGATGTAACCAATATGACCAAGTTCGTGCGGTTCAGCACAAGCACTAGTAGATACAAATGACACTGCACTCTTTAAAAACGAGTCAAAGCTTACACTTTTTAAAGAGGTTACAGCGAGTTTCACAGGTAATCCAGCCAAGGTCTTTTGGACACAAGGCCTAGTTATACAATTAAGATAAGACTCCCTAGTCTTATCAATGAAACTCTCAGGCACCCTAATTGATCCTTTTCGGAGATGATTAAGATTCATCGCAAAGGTCAAAGCTTTTCTATTACCCTTTTGCAGTCTTGTTCTCAAACAAGCTGCCAGATTACGAGGTAAAGGAAACCACGATACAGCACCATCTGGTTTCTCAGGAAGTACGTTTCTAGCGGAAATTGAGCTTGAACAACAATAATAATACTTTATTATTTTTGTTGTCATGATCTCGTCTTTTCCCTTGAAATATCTGAATAAACTAATCCAACGTCCTTTTCTAAAAAGGGCTTGGTATAATTTATAATAGAACTTCTTGAGTAACCATGCAAAATTATACATGAACACCAAAATCTGTTTAATTTCGTAAACAGAGAAGTCTTGGCATTCTTGCAAACCTGCAAGTTCTTCATATAGAATATGAAGAGTAGATTCCCAACATTGGGAGTCAGCTAAGACGCAATCAACACGTATTAAGAAATCCAATTTCTTAGTATTGACTACGTGGCGGTGTGCGGAACTCGCGCGCTT